GGGATTCCCGAGATACTGCCGACGAAGCCCGTGCCGAAGTCGGCCGCGCTCATGCCCGGCGACTGAGACGGCATGGCGGGAATCGGCGGGAAGAGCGGCCCGATGGCGGCGAGCATCGCCGGCGGCATGAACGCCGCGATGCGGCCTTGCCCCTTCGTCGCCGTGTAAATCTTCGATGCCGCGTCCCAAAGCGACGCCGCGAGCTGATCGGCGGTATTCGCACCGGTCGGCAACGCGAGCCCGGCCGCGGCCGCCGCGTCGAACGTGGTAAACGCCGCGGCTTCCGTCACGCTCGCGTAGACGCCCGCAAGGTCCGAAATGATGATGTCCATGATTCCGGGTTGCGTAAAGTCGATGTCCTGCCGCGAGACGTTGACGTAACCGCCATACGTGGCGGCCGCGCCGGCGATCTTGGCAATGGTCATCTTCTGCGAGACGAGCTCGCTCTTCTCGGTCGACTGAGCGGCGACCGACGTGTGCTGCGTCACCTTCGGCCGAGACCATGACGCGCCGGGCATATTGCGCGGCCCGAGCCACGAGACGAGCGGCCGGTTGGAATCCACGAAGTTGACGACCGGCGCCACGATTGGCGACGGAATCAAGCCCGGGTTGTCGCTCGTGAGCTGATGCGCCGCGGCCCGGTGGAAGAGCTCGATACGCCGGCCGGCGTCGCCGTCGCCGAGTCCCATGCGCCACCGGTCCATGATGTATTCGCCGGCCGACCGATACTCGAGCGCCGACGGTGGCGGCGTGGTCTTCGTGAGCTCGGCAATCTCGGCGAGCCGGGCCGTTGACTCGCTCGAGAGCTTCCGCGCTTCCTTGAGCGGCGTCACCTGAGCGTCGAGCTCGGCGAGCCGGTCACGCGTGCGCGTCGCGAGCTCCATTTCTTGGGCCGAGAGGTCTCGGCCGTCTTTCTCGGCGGCCTCCACGAGCGAATCAAGGAACGCTTGGCGTTCCTCAATCTCGGTCGCGTGCCGCTTGAGGATGGCGTCTGTTGCGCCCATGGTGCGGGGTCCTCCTGAGAGACGTTGCTTTGCTCTCGTCTTCCCCGCTACCGGCGGCCGGCCCTGCCGTCATCTACGCCGGGTAGGTCAACGAACGGCGCGAGCATACCGCTCGGTGAGCGTCCATGCACGCACTTCGTCAAGGTGCGGCGTCGCCGGCGGTTCGGATTGCGACGACGCCGCGCCCCTGACCGCCAAGACGCCGGCGCCGGAATACGCCGGGTCAGGGGTCATTGCGATATGCCCGAGAAACGCTTTGGTCACACGGCGCCAATCGCGCTCGGGCCACGTCTCGCCGCCGGACATCGGCGCGAAGCCGGCCGACGCGTCCAAGCAATCTTCGTCGGCGAGCGCAAGCGTCTCGTCACCGAGCGGGGTTTGCGCTATCCGAAGCTCGGCGACCAAGCCCTCTTCGCGGGACGGGTGGAATGCCACGGCCCGCCCGACGGTGCGGGTCGCTTCGTGGTCGCGGTTGACGCGCACGCGGTTCGCTCGCCGTTCGATGCCGTCGAAGGCGCCGCGGGCGAAGCTCTCGCGGATGAGCCGCCCGCGATGTTCGACAAGCGCGAGCTCATCGTATGGCGCGACGATGAGCTCAATGATTCGCTTCGGGAAGCTCACGCCCACGAGCCGCGAGTCTCGATATTCAAGCTCGGCGTGCGTCATCGTTGCCTTACCCCCGTGAGGTCGAAGCGCTCGAGCGCTCGGATTTCGTCAACGGTGAGCGCCGGCCCGCGCTCATCTTGGATTGCGTGCAAGGTCGAATACGTGCGAGCTCGGGCTTCCGGGTCGGCTTGCACGTAGGCGTCGCGGTTGACTTCAACCGTCGTCGCCCGCGGAAGCAGGAACCCCGAGAGCGCCGCCATGATGGCTTGCGCCTTCGGCCGCAAACCGGCGCGCCAATGAAAGTCGAAGACTTGGCTCACGTTGCTATAGGTCATGGATTGCTCGCCCGCGGACGGAAGCCCGACCAGGAACGGCGGCACGCCGAGCAAGACGGCAATGCGCGCCTCGCTCGCTTGGCCGAGCTCGAGCAACGCAAGGTCTTTCGGGCTCGTCTGGATTGATTGCCACTCGACGCCGCCCGACAGGACGGCCGGGCCGCCCAACCGCTCGAGCCGGGCCGCTACCCAATCCTCGCGGAGTTTCTTGGATTGCGCCGCGGTGAGCTCGTCGGGGTGCGTCAGGATGCCCGCCGGCACGCCGCCCGAGCTCGCCACGCCGGACGCGTAGCGGCCGAGCACGTCGGCGGCCACGAGCCGGTATTGCCCGACCTCGAGCGGCCCTTGCCCATGCGCCGTGTCAACGCTCGAGCGGTAACGGATATGGCAGATATCTTCGGTCACGTCGACGCCGCCGATGCTGTACCGGCGCACGCCGGCCTCGAGCTCGACGGTGACGGCCCATGGCGGCACGACGTGGAAGCGTGCCGGGTAGCCGGTCGCATACCACGCCGTCGCGAGCACGAAGGCCTCGCCAAGCTGATAGTCCCAGGCAAGCGCCTTCGCGAATTCTTCCCACGACGTGTAAACGTCGGGGTTGGGGTTGACGAGCCAATCGGCGTCGAGCGATTCGGCGGCGCCGACGAGATACGGCGGCATGGCGGCGAGCACGGACGCGTTGAGGTCGACGCACGCCCACGCAATATCGGTCAACGGGGCCGCGGCGGATTGCCACGATGTCGACCATTCCGCCGGCCATCCTGACCACGGCGACGGCGTGACGACGGTTGGCGGGCCGAGCGGCGGCGACGGTGCGACGAGCACGCCGTGCGGGTCGCCGGGAACCGTCCGCGGGTCGCCGTAGCCGGCCGTCCCGGGGTCACTCTCGGGCGGTACCGTGTCATTCGGGAGCACGTCGCCGTCGCCCGAGCTCGGCCGAATCGCACGCGTCCAAAGCTTCACGGGCCGATACCCTACCCGGGGTAATTGGCTCGCGCTAGTGCACGGCGGGCGCCGGCGCCGGCGCGTGAGCTGCGACGAGCGCCCACGCAAGCGCTTTGACAAGGTGCGTCGGCCCTCGAGCGACAAGGTGCAAGCCGGTTGAGCTCTCACGGACCTTGCACGCGCCCAATGCGGCGGCGAGCTCGCGGGCGCCGTCATGGACGATTGCCCCGCCGGCGGCAAGGTCCCGCACGAGCGCGAGCCCGTGGCGCGTGTCGGCCGACGTGGCGAGCTCGAGCCGCGGCAACGCTCGAGCTCGGTCGGCCAGGGCCGCGCCGACGGTGATACGCCGCACGGGCCAGGAGTCCAAGAGCGCGAGCACGTCGGCAATGGCGGCGTCCCAATCCGGCAGCACCCACCCGTCGACCTCGAGCGGCCCGCCCGAGCTCGAGCGCCGGGCGCACGCAATCGCCGCGCCGAGTCCGAAGTCATCCTCGACGGCGACGAAGACCGGCCCGTCATGGTCCGGTATCTCACGCTCGAGCGCCGCCCATGCCCCGGGCGGCAAGAGCTCTTCGGTGGCGCCGGCGGGCTCGGTGATACGCACGGGCCACACGTTGAGCCATTGCGACCGGAAGCTCTCGAGCGGGTCCGGCTCTTCCGGGTCGACGGATTCACCGGATAGGGCACGCTCGAGCGCGCCGGCGACGATGCGCCGGCGCCGCGGCGACCACGCCGGCGACGCCGCCCGCCACGCGGTCTCATCCTCGAGCTCGGCGTCACGGGGCGCCGACCACTCAATCAAGAGGTCGCCGTCGGCGGCCTCGAGCCGACCGAGCGCCGCGGCGCGCCGGCCGAGCATGAGCCCGGTCGCCATCCGGTGCGCCGTCGAGATAAGCAAGAGCTGCGGGTCAACGCGCTCGGCCATCGTCGGCAAGAGCCCGTCGTCAACCGTGCTCGTGCGGACCTTCCACGCTTCGTCAACGGCGCCCATGGAAGCCGCGTAGCCGTAGACGGCCTCGCGGGCGCGCAAGAGCCACCGGGAACCATCCTCGAGCCGTTCGATTTCCTCTTGCCCGTTGACCTCCCGCACCTTGAAATGGTCGGGCCGCGCCTTCGCCCATACCCGCGCCGGCCGTTGCACTTCCTTGCATATGGCAATGTCCTTGCCCGTGTGAAGGATGTCTTGCGGCTCGCCGAAGCGCTCGGCTTGGCTCATGCGCCAGACGCAAAGCTCACGCAGGAGCCATGACTTCCCGCATTGCCGCGCCACGCTCATGACGAGCGCTTCCCAAACCAAAGCGCCGTCGTCGTCATGCTCGAGCAACCGGCGCGCCACGAGCTTTTGCCACCACCGAAGCGACTTGCCGGTGCGCCCGAGCGCGGCGCGCTCGAGCTCGGCGCCGTAGCTGCCGACCGCTCGAGGATGCGGCGCCGTCATGTAGCGCGGCCACGTCGCCACGCTCGCCGGGACCTCGAGCAAGTCGCCCAACCACGGCACGCGCCACCGGCGGTCATCCGCACCGATACCGGCCGGCTCGGGCGCCGGCTCGGGCGGCTCGGCCAACCGACCGAAGCCCGCCCGCCACGTCCCGAGCGCGACCGCTATACCCCCGGTGCGGTTGCACTCTTCGCACGACGGCACGAGCCGACAGCAACGGGCGCCGTCCCGGTGAACGTGCATGGCGAGCGGCGGGTCATGGTCGAGCGTCGTCGCCCGGCGTTGCTGGCAATGCGCGCACGGTTGCGGCGGGCCGGAACGAAGCGCTTTCAGGCGGCGTTGGTAGAGACCGCCATATCCGGGCTCGGTTGGCACGATGGAAGCCTAACCGGGGGGAAAGGTAACCAAGAGAGCCCTCTTCCCGAGAAAGCCACAACAATAAAAAGGGGTAGTCACGGAAGCCGACCGGCGGCCGTGAGATACGCGATGATGAGCGCCCCCCGCCCGGTGCGTGCGAGCGCTTCAATCTGACCGGCCCCCCGGTTGCATGGCTCGCACACGAAGCCGGTTACGCACGCACCACATGAGCCGGGCTTGTCGCAGCATCGGTGATCGTGGTCGACGTGGATTACCGGCTTTCCGTATTTCAAGGGGAAGCGCTCGCCGCAGCAATCGCACCGGGTAGCGGTGAGATACCGCATGGCTTGCGTAGTGGTGAAGTGGTAGCGGTTGGCCGCGGGGGTAACCCTCTTGCGGCACGGGGCGCATACGGTGCGGTAAAGCTCTTGTATCTCGGGCCGGTTCCGTGAGACCTTGGATTCATAGTAGTGGTGCGGCTTTTCGCACACGGCGCACGCGTCGGCCCGTATGTGCTTCACGCGTTGCGGCTCGGGAATGTGCTCGGCGCAGTAGCGCCGGTGTTTCAATCGGTGGCGCAGACAGCCGGGCTCTTGACATTCGGGCGAGAGCTTCGCCCCGCCATGGCTCGCCCGGCAATCCGGGCAGCGACAGCCGTAGCGGTAGCCGGTGGTTCCAGTGTGATTCGGGAAACGGCACGGGCCGATTGGCGGCGCATCGGCGAGTGATAATTGCTCCACCGTTAGACCGTGTGCGTGGGTAGGAATGCCTCGAGCTTGTACCAAAGCCGGGTCATGGCTTGCCCGGGGGATTCTCCCCATTCCACGAGCACCGGGTCATCGGAAGCATTCGGCGAGTAGGTCGCCCGCCACCGTTCACCGGTGCGGCGTGACAAGCCGAAGCGTGAGCCGTGCTTCGTCACGGCTTGGTCGAAGAGCTCGAGCGTGACGGGCCGCTCGCCCGGGGGATTAGTCATCGGCGGGCTCGTCAACGTCTGACCAATACGGCCTGAGTCCTGCCGGGTCGGCGCCGACTTCCCGAATGGACCGGGCGAGCCGTGCTTCGGCGACGGTGAGCGCTTCCCGTGCGAGGTAGACGGCTTCGGCGTGCTCGAGGTAGCGGCCGATTCCGCCGAGCCGTTCGCCGACGGTTGCCTCAAGGTTTCCGAACGTGTGGCGCATGGTTGCCCCCTTTCCGTGTGAGAGACCCGGGCGGTTCCATGACGCCGCCCGGGGGAAGTCGAGCCTACCGGCTTCGACGGCGCACGCGCAATCCCTGCCCGGCGTCCATGCCCGCTCGAGCTCCGGTTGCGTGCTCGTGCGCCGCCGGCGTCCGGCCGGCGGCTTCGTGGTCGCGCCCGGATTCAAGAGCG